GATACAAGATGAAAAACGGATACCACAAGATACAAGATTACTAGTCGAAAGATTTTTTACTGGTGAAATTACCAGAGCCAGAGAAGCCTTAGCAGAAGCCAAATTGGAGGGGACGGAATGAGTGAGAAAGATTTAAGACTTAGACTTGCACAAATACAAGCAAGACAACTTGAAGATTATAAGTTTAAAGAAGATGGGGCAATGTCAAAAGAAGCAACAATGAGCCAAGAAGAAATGAAAGAACATCTCGATGCTTTAAATCCAATTAATAAACTGTATCATGAAAACCAGAAATTAAAAACACAAAACTCAACACTACTAAAAGCGTTGAAACACGCCGATATGTTTATCACAAACGGAATTGATTTAGGATATATAGAAATGCCAAGCCCATACAGCGATGATCCTGCACTTTCTACACCGGGAATTGTAAAGAAAGCTATAGAAGAAGCCAGACATTAACACCAAAAAAAAGCCCCGCCGAAACGGGGTTCTTTTTATCTGCAGCAGCCTAAGAAGCTATCAAAGTATAGGGCTTGTCCCAGCGGCCTATTGTAATGTTGATATACCAGCCAACGTCGAAGTAATCAGTCATAATATCTGAATTATCATGATTCCCGGAATTCATAAAAGATCTTACATCCTGGAGTAATTCCAGGATCCGCCCATCAAAATTATCTTCCAAATAATATTCGTTTACTTGCCAGTTATCATCGGGAGAAATATAATCATCTGCAGACTGATCGCCATAATTCTCAATCCGTTCTTTTTCTATATCGGAGTAGATTTTTTTAAAATCAATAGTTGAGGCAGAGATTGTGAATCTCAATTTTGAATGATGCTCAATTCCCATTGAATACTTGATTTTTAAATCAGCGTATTTCTCAGAGATTAATTTCTTGATAGCAGCCTGTTTTTCTTTCTTCTGTTCTTGTTTAATGTAAGCCATGTCGTTCTCCTTAAAGATAGTAATCAGTAATGATTTCGTCGCGATACCCGTACATTACGAGTAATTCAAGAGCATTAAATTCACTGTAATCATCATCCATTAATTCTTGAAATTTTCTCTCTGCTATTTTTCCTCTTCGGTTCCTGGTAAATTTAATCATTGTTTTTTCCTTCCGGCCTTTTAATGACTTGCCGGAGGTCATTGGATTAATTAAGATCTTCAAGAGTTCCTATAATTGCATTGTTTTTTGTCATGCTAAAAAATTCTGCATTTATAATTCTTTCAAATTCTCCGGATAATGTTGTAATCTTGGATATTTCGCTGTTTAATACTAATAATTCGTCGATTCCTAAATCATCTTTCTTTAAAAATCTCTCCAGAGTTTCAAGATTAGCTTTGACGGATTCAATAAATCCCGTTACTTGTCTTTTTGCCATATCAATAGTTTGGTCATTTGAAATTATTGAATACCTGATTGCATCGCTTTTTGTCATTTTGTAGCTCCTTTTTCTTATAATTACTTACTCTGTAACTGTTTATAGTATACCCCAGGGTATAGAACTAAGCAAGTAAGATGACATACGTTTTTTGAAAAAAAACGCGAATAACGTATAAATATACAGTATGTTTATTTTTTCCCTGGAGATATATCTGATTACACAAATATTGTATTAATTCAGAAACGGCGTTATGATTGAGAAAAGGAGCGTATTACATGAATGAATTTGATAATATATTTAAGGATTTTGGAAAGGATTTTGAGCAGCCGGAGCAGCAGGAGAAAGAACCGGAGCTGCAGGCATTGGAAAACCAACCGGAAAAACGGGTTCATAGAGCGACCGTATTGAAGAGGCAAACCCGGAACATATATCGCCGGGCATATTCAGAAACACAATTACTTGATTTGATTACCGAGGATTTCCAGCCTGGAGAATCCTATCATTTCATTACCGGCGGAGACGTCGACGCATTATCCTATCTAAAAATCATACTCAGGCAGCAGAATCTTGATTATCTTCTCTTTTCAACCTGGTGTATGGCAAGCGAGGACATCTACCAGTTCCAGGACTGGATTGCAGAGGGTAACATCAAAAAGGTTGATGCTTACGTCGGGGAGATCTTTCCGGGATCCTACAAACTGGAGTTCCAGCTTTTAAAGAAGGTCATAGCTGCAGCCGGGGGACGGGTGGCAGTATTCAAGAATCACTCCAAGATCTTCGCAGGATACGGGGAGAAGTTCCATTTTGGCATTGAAACGAGCGCCAATATCAACACCAACCCCAGGACCGAAAACGGATGTATTACGATAGATAAGGGAATCTTTGATTTCTACAAAGATTATTTCGATTTGATAAACAGCTTTGAATAAGGGATGAGTATGAAAGAGATTAAGATCAAATGCCAGGGAGCCGGAACAATCCCGCTTGAAAATCTAACACAGTTCCAGGGAAATCTAAAATCACTAACCAATTTGAACATGAAAAAATTGAGATCCAGGATAATCGAATCGGGATTTGTCGCGCCGATATTTATCTGGCAGCACGAAGATAAAAACTACATCCTGGACGGCCACCAGAGGATCCAGGCGTTACTATCCCTGCAGTCAAAGGGCTATCATATTCCGGAGCTCCCGGTCGCCTTTGTTGAGGCGGATAACGAAGAGGATGCACGGAAAAAGCTGCTATCAATAACCAGCCAATACGGGGATTTTAATCTTGAAGAGCTCCAGGGCTGGCTTGCCAATGTTGACGAAGATATATCGGAAAGTTTGCGGTTCTTTGATAAGGAATTAAACCTGGAGTTGGCCAATCAAGAGCCTGGAGAGGTTCCCAGTTTGGTGGAGCGTTTCATCGTTCCGCCGTTTAGCATATTTGACACCCGGCAGGGATATTGGGTTGAACGGAAGAGAATCTGGAAATCCATCATTCTGGACAAAGGGGAGTCGCGAAACAACACTCTTTGCACGGCAGAGATTGACACATCGAAATATAACATATCTGGAATCACTCATTGGGTAGCAAATGTAAGCATATTGGATCCGGTACTATCCGAGATAATATGCTACTGGTTTGCTCTCCCTAATTCAAAGATATTTGATTGCTTCGCAGGCGACACGGTATTTGGATATGTGGCAGCATCGACAGGTCATTCCTTTACCGGGATTGAGCTCCGGGAAGAGCAGGTCGAATATAACAACGCCAGGACTGCAGGAATAAACGCGAAATATATATGCGACGACGCGGTTAATGTGCTGCAGCACTTTGAGCCGGGATCCCAGGATTTGCTTTTCTCTTGTCCACCCTACTTCAATCTGGAGAAATATAGCGAGCTGGATGAGGATGCAAGCAACCAGGAAACCTATCCGGAATTCCTGGAGATATTGGATAAGGCTTTCACCGATAGCATAAAATGCTTGAAACCTGATAGCTTTGCTGTTATTGTTGTTGGTGACGTTCGCAACACGAAAACGGGAGCATATTATTGCTTCCCGGATGATATTAAGCGAATATTTAAGAAAAACGGAATGATGTTGTATAACGAAATCATTCTCCTGGAGCCAATCGGATCGTCGAAATTCAGAGCATCGAAGTTTATGGATCATCGGAAGGTTTGCAAAATGCACCAAAATGTTCTGGTATTTTATAACGGGGAACAAAAGGCTATCAAACCAAAGTTCCCAAAAGTGGAGGTGGCAGAATTTGAAAGCACAGATGCACAATTATAATTTATGGATCCCTAATGTAAACGTGAAAGCATTAGTTGAATATTTGAAAGAGCTGTTGGAAACGGCGGAGTTTACCATTGTTGGGTTTACCGAGTATGAGTTCACCCCACAGGGCTATAGTTGCGCTTTCCTCCTTTCTGAGAGCCATTTGGCAATTCACACCTTCCCGGAAGAGGACAGTATTAATATTCAACTAAGCAGCTGCGTTCCAGGTCCATTCCTTCGGTTCACCCGTGATTTTAGTCTTGAAGCAATTAAATTGCTCGGAGATTAATAATGTGTAGGCCAAAGAAATACACCAAAAAAGCACTCAAAGAAATAGCTTTAGAGATAGATAAATACACCGATAAATCGGCAATCCCCGTGTTGGCTGAATGCGCTTTTGAGCTCGGGCACGGTCGCCAGTTCTTTTATGAACACAATGATTGCTTAGAGTTTTCCGACGCTGTAAAAAGGCTATTGGCAAAAAAGGAATTCAGGCTGGAGGTTGGAGCACTCTCCGGGAACCTGAATTCAAGTATGGCTATCTTCTCCCTGAAACAAATGGGTTGGAAAGATAAGCATGAACATTCAATCCCTGGAGGATCCGAGGGCAAAGGTCCAAGCAAGATTACTATCGAGTGGGAATAATACATGGGAGTGGTTAAGCTGCTAAAGCAATATAAACCGTTCGCAACCGAGCATTGGCGTTATAAATGTGTTTACGGAGGCAGAGGGAAGGGAGTAACCTGGCAATATGCCAGGCTGCTATTGCTTAAATCAATGGAAGAAAAGTTCCGAATACTTTGTACCAGGGAGTTCCAAAATTCGATTGCTGAATCTGTTTATTTTGTCCTAGACTCCCAAATTGATTTACTGGAGCTGCGAGGATTTAAGGTAAAAGAGCATGAGATCGTTTCACCCACGGGTGGGACATTCATATTCAAGGGACTGAAACGAAACATAGATTCAATAAAATCTATGGAAAAGATCGATCATTGTTGGGTAGCGGAGGCCGACAAGGTTCCCCAGGATTCATGGGACAAACTGATTCCTACCATCCGGCAGGAGCATAGCGAGATTTGGATTGATTTCAATACTGACCAGGAGGATGATCCAATATACAATATGTTGGTGAATAATCCCCGGCCTGATGCTTTGGTTCTTTTCCAGAATTTCAAGGACAATCCAGAGTTCCCGGAGGTTCTCCGGGCAGAAATGGAGTATTGCAAAGAAACGGATTATGAAAAATATACATGGGTTTGGGAGGGAGCAACGCGATCCTTTTCAGAATCTTGTATATACCATGGGAAATGGAGAGAGGACGATTTTGAAACGCCAAAGGATGCTGAGTTCTTCCACGGGATAGATTGGGGCTTTGCAACGGATCCAACGGCAGGTATCAGATGTTATGTAAAAGATCAGTGTTTATTCATCGACATGGAATGCGGGGGAGTCGGCATTGAAATCAACGATTTGCCGGAGCTTTTTACCAAAATTCCAACGCTCAGAATGTGGAAGTCGCGAGCAGATAATGCAAGGCCGGAGCTGGTTTCTTACTGTTATAATCATGGCTATCCAAGGATGAGATCGGCCAAGAAAGGACCTGGATCGGTTGAGGATGGTATTACAAAAATACGAGGATTTAGAGAGGTTATTGTTCATCCTCGATGTGTGAATACCATTGATGAATTGAAAAGTTATAAGTTTAAGCGAAACGTGCTTACCAATGAGATATTGCCGGTTCCAGAAAAAAAGAACGATCATTGGATGGACGCTTTACGATATGCACTTGAACCGCTGAATAAGATGAAAGCAAGGGTTGGCGACAAACGGCTGATCGGCCTATAGGAGAATATATTATGATTACACTAAAGGAAGGAACGGTATTAACCACGACGGTATTGAAAGAGCTGCTCGCGGGGAGAGTAACCCACGTCAAAAATGAGAAGTATTATTACGGGCTGCAGGACATCCTTGATCGGACAATGACAGACAGCACCAAACCGAATAATAAATTGGTGAATGCAAATGCTGCTTATATCGTCGATGTAAATGTTGGTTATTTCATGGGGCAGCCGGTTTCTTATACCTCGAAAAATGAGGCATATATGAAAGTATTGCAGGACGTTTTTGATAACAACGACGAACAGAATGAGAATTTCCAGATCGAAAAGGATTGCTCTATTTGTGGTGTTGGCTATGAGCTGCTATATCTTGATGAGGATTCGCAGGTGAGGTTCCACAGGATCCCAACAGGTAATATGATACTTGTTTACAATACCAAAATTACCCCGGAACCATGGCTCGCTATCCGGCTCTACACTTCCGGAGAAGATAAGGTTTATATTGAGCTTTACGAAAAAACATTAGTAACGCTCTTCCTCTCGGATTCAGCACTATCCAGCCTGATTTTTGTTGAACGTAATATAAATCCATTCGGGGACATTCCCGCCGTTGAATTCCTAAACAATGAAGAGCTCCAGGGAGATTTTGATAAAGTCAAAACATTGATTGATGAATACGATAAGGCACAATCCGACACCGCGAATGATTTTGAGTATTTTACTGATGCTTACCTACATCTACACAACATGGATCTTGGCGGAAAGGACATAAAAGAGCTGAAAGAAAAGCGGGTACTCCAGACCAATGGAGAGGCAGCCGGTTCAATCGAATGGGTAATCAAAGAGATCCAGGACACCGCGACCGAGAATTATAAAAAGAGGATCCAGGAAGATCTACATAGATTTAGCAAAACCCCAAATCTAACCGATGAATCATTTGCCGGGAACCTCTCCGGGATTGCTCTCTCCTACAAACTGCTCGGAATGGAATGGACTGCAGCAACAAAAGAGCGCCAATTTAAACTCGCGCTGCAGCGTAGAATGATGCTTATAAATAAGATCCTGAAAATCAAAGGGAAAGAATATGATTATCGCGAGATCCAAATTAAGTTCACCCGGAGCATTCCCCAAAATGTAGCGGAAATAGTTGAAATGCTAATTAAGACTTATGGGAAAATATCAGAGGAAACGTTCCTTGCTCAGTTGCCATTTATTGAAAGCCCAGCAGATGAAATTATTCGCCTGGACAAAGAGCGGGAGGAACTGGACAAACGCCTTATCGCCCGAGGAGAAGTAGATTTGGATAAGGGAACGCCTAATGAACTACCGTAAATTAACGCAGGAAATGACAGCGCAGGAGAAATATATCGCGAGCCAGTACAGGATTGCACTAAATCAAACCCGCGCCAGGCTTGCGCTTGTTTATGAAAAGTATGCTGTTGAGGGAGTTCTTACCTATGCGGAAATGGCAAAATACGGTCGATTAACAGCCTTAGAAAAATCAATGATGGGATACTTTACGAGCAAAAATATCGGCGTCGTTTCCTCATTGCGGAGGCTCCCACGGGAAACCCTGGATACAATGTTTAAAGACTTTGCCTACCAGTTCGATAATAAATACGGGATCCGGCTTTCATGGTCGCTGATTCCTACAGCAGCAGTTGAGGATATAGTAAATAATCCATTGGATAAGATTGCCAGGGATGCACTAACGACAAAGCAGCGGGATAGGATCCACCGATCATTAACCCAAGGATTCCTGCAGGGACAGGGTTATAATGAAATGGCAAAAGGCATTTCCAAAGTATACGGAACAACGGCCTATGATGCTTTCCGGGTTGCCAGGACAGAGGGACAGCGGTCAGCCTTATCAGCCCAGCGGGGAGTATATGACCAATCTGTATCATTGGGAGTAATCACCGACCTATTTTGGGATGCTTACGACCAGCCTTCCCGGACACGCCAAAACCATCTAATCATGAACAATAACAAAGCGAAACAGCATAAGGGAACATTAATGTTCAAGTATGTAAACGGCCAATGGGTAACGGGACCAATGGCGTCGAACCTGGCAGCTGCAGAGGTAATAAATTGCCGCTGCAGGTTACGCGAGGAATTAGTAGAGATCCCGGAGGATATTGAAACCGGGATACCACAAACCAGCTTCCTGGAATGGGAAAAGGAGTCAAAGCTATGATGATAATTGCGGGACCTTGCGCGATAGAAGGTGAAAACTTTATTGAGATTGCAAAGGTGGTTAAAAAGTACGGCGCGACACATTTGAGAGGTGGGATATTTAAACCAAGATCTTCTCCTTTCCGCTGGAGCGGGCTACACGAATTAGCTATACCATTGGCACGGGAGGCCAAACGGGTTACCGGGCTTCCTTTTGTGGTTGAGGCGATGAATTGTAAACAAATAGAATTGCTCTATGATGTTGCCGACGTGTTCCAGATCGGCGCGAGGAATTGCCAGGATTCCGAATTGCTCCGGGAGTTTGGGAGGCAGGATAAGCCGGTAATACTCAAACGTGGTATGGCTACCACGATTGAGGAATTAATCATGTCGGCCGATTTTATCATTTCCGAGGGGAATCCGAATGTTATGCTTTGCGAGCGTGGAATTAGGACATTTGAAACATATACAAGATACACGTTCGACGTGAGCTGCATTCCTGCAGTTCACGATCTTTGTCAGCTCCCAATCATTGCGGATCCCTCGCACGGAACCGGAAGAGTTGAATTAGTGATTCCGGTTACCCTGGCAGCCGTAGCAGCAGGAGCCGACGGGATTATGATAGAAGTACACGACACCCCATCAAAGGCAATGACCGACGGGCAGCAGAGTTTGAACTTTGGAGAATTTTCCAGGCTGATGGAGCAGGTGAAAATATTGGAGGCGTTGAATGCCAAATAAACTTGTTACTATTGGGAAGCGGCCAGTTTGGAGGCGACCACCAAAAGACCAGCGACCCTCGCAAAAGGTGACCTATGATTTTGGCCGATATGCTGAATCTGAGTTCCTGAAAGCTCTCTCCGGAAAGAAGGTTATTATTGTTGGACCTGCAGCGTATATGTTAGGATCCCAAAACGGGAAGTTCATAAACAGCTTTGATTTTATCGTAAGGGTTAATCATGCAATTCCTATTGAACACCCGGAAGACTATGGAGATAGAACCGACATACTCTATCACATTCTATCCAGGAGAAATTTGAAGAGCTCAGAAAAGAAGTTGATCGGGAAAGAGGAAATTGCACTCTGGAAACGTTCCGGGCTCAAATGGTTAGTTTCCCGGCATGATATTATTTCCCGGAGGATCCGGGAGATGGGACCACGGCTTAACGGCGCGTTTCCTTGGGTTTGTATTCGGGCTAAGTTTTACACCAAAATTCGGCAGGCAGTCAGACGTAGCCCGAACACCGGAGTCGTTGCAATCTCTCATTTGCTAACCAGCCCACTCAAGGAGCTGCACATTTGCGGCTTTGATTTCTACCGCTCCGGAGTATATGCGGGATATGGGGACTTCCGGCCAGGAGAGGAAGCAGGCAGCGTGAACGGGAACTGGCACGAAACCGAGAGTCAGGTTGATTATTTGCGAAAGTTAGTAACCAGGGACATCCGGCTTAAGCCTGATGAAACCTTATCCAAAATATTACAAGGTGAACCAATATCAGAGATTTAGGCCATGTTTTAATGAAAAATTATACAACTATGCAAACCGGAGGGATGGCCAGGGTTATAGTTGTTGAAGCAAAAGAAGATCTGCAGGAGTTGTTAAAATGGTACTATCGAAGGATATTCATTCTTGGAGCAGGCTCCAATATAATCGCTCGCGACCAGGGTATAAAAGGCGTTGTGCTGAAAAACGAGATCAAACAAATCCGGGTAGAAGGGAACCGGATCATTGCGGGCTCAGGTGTTACCATGCCAGAGCTCTCCCGGTTCGCACTCAAAAACGAACTAACCGGATTGGAATTTTTGGAAGGGATCCCTGGAACCGTCGGCGGTGGCGTATACATGAACGCTGGTTTCATTCACAGCATCGGATCGGTTCTTTCATCAGTAACCGCTATCAGCTATGAAAATACAGATTTTGAGACTTCCCATTATTACAAAGAGGAATGTAAATTTGCTTTTAGAAAGAGCATATTCCAGACCATGAAATGTTTCATAACTGAGGCAGAGTTTGAATTGGAAAAAGCGGATCCGGAAGCTATCGCGGCCACCATGAAAAAGAACCACGAACTCAGAGCTATCCGACAGCCGCTCGAATATCCCAGCGCAGGTTCAATTTTCAAGCCAGACAAAAAGATAAAAAACTATTTTGGATTTGCGATCAATAGAATCAAGTTTGTCTCTCCCGGATTTATCATCAATCTTGGCGGCGCTTCGAGTTATGATGTTATCATCATGATCCGGAAGATCCAGAAGGAAATCGGGGCTATCCTGGAGGTTGAAATAATATGAATCTGTATACTCATTATTTTAAGAATTCAAAGTTTACCAATTTCGGCGATGAGTTAGTAATCCCGATCCTGGAATTCCTAAACCCTGGAGCAGAGGTAGAGCACGTGGACCGGAACCACGAAGGGAAGATCCTTTGTATCGGCAGCGAATTAGCAGGCGGAGTATTGAGGCAGAACGATATTGTTTTTGGATATGGCGCGAAATATGACAGGCCGATAGAGCTCCCGGAGGATGTAACCGTATTGGCAACCAGGGGACCAATGACCAGGGCACTAATCAAAGATTTTGGGACGGGGATTTATGGGGATCCAGCGATATTAATGCCGATTATCTACACACCGACACCAATCACCCCGGAAACCCAAACCTTTAGAGTTGGGATCATTCCTCATTACGTGGATTATAAGAGATTCAAGAATTTGGAGGATCCGGCTATTTGTGTTATAAATGTAAAAGATAACCCTTTCTACATAATCGACCAGATAGCAGCCTGCGACATAATCATATCTACCAGCCTGCACGGTTGCATTGTTGCGGAGGCATACGGAAAGCCAGTTGTTTGGCTGCAGGTATCAGAGAGGATCCAGGGAGCTGCATTCAAATTCAATGATTATTTTACCGGCAGCGGGAGAGATACCAGGGAACCGGTTAAACTGGCATTTACTCATTCAAGCAACATCGCCAAAGCGACCCGGGAACAATTCTGGTTACCGGCTCCCGTACACGATAGAGAAGGGCTACTATTTGCCTGGAGGAACCAATGAATTTAAGTATTATAATGGCATATAAGCCCGACGGCGGGATTCGCGACAAGCAATGCGCCTGGACTGCAGCACGATACAAAGCTATGTTTCCCACCGCTGAAATCATCATATCCAAGGATCCCAGCAAAAAGCCGGGATGGGATACCTTCTGTAAATCAAAATATATCAATCGTGGGGTGGAGAAAGCAAAGAATGACATCGTTTTAATTACAGATATTGACGTTGTGTTCATAAAAAATGCGATCCTAAAAGGAATTGAACAGCTCAAAAATCATTGTGCTGTTCTTCCTTTTTCCGTGATATATTACCTCAACCGACAAACCACCGAAATGATCTTGAAAGCTCCGGTTGGTTGGCAAATGCCAAAGATCCGGTTTGAGCAACAAAAGAAGCGGGTACGGATTGGATTGAAACCGAACGGAATGCACCTTCTCACAAAGGCAGCCTGGAGGAAAAGCGGCGGATATGATGAGAGATACACCGGATGGGGATCCGAGGATTCCGCCTTTTTATGGTCGCTGGTTACGATGAACAACAAAGAGATTCACCGAATGGATGTAGCGTGTTATCATCTTTGGCACCCGTTGGATAAAACCAGGCACCGAAAACGGGATGAGAGAGTAAGCCATTTGACACAGAAATACTTGGCCGCTAAATTTGACCCGGTATCAATGGCCAGGATCCTGAAAGAAAAAGGTAGGAGAAAATGACGACATTAGTTATAATTCCAGCACGGATGGCAAGCCACCGGTTTCCAGGGAAACCCTTGGTAAAAATAGCAGGCAGAGAAATGATTCTCCGGGTTTGCGATCAGCTCCCATCGTTCGATAAAATTGTAGCAACTCCCGACCAGGCAATCTATGATTGTGTTGTTGCTGCAGGCTACAGCGCCTTTCTCACACAAACGGACTGCAGGACCGGAACGGATCGCCTGGTAGAAGTTGCGGGAAAAATACCTGCAGATGTATATATAAACGTTCAAGGGGATGAACCGCTAATCGAGGAAGTTGATCTATTAGCTATTGACATTGCAAAAAAAGAGGATAATAATTATATAATTGGAACCGTTAGCAGGATGGACAACAACATCAACGATGTAAAATGCATTCTGGACGGAGATAATTTAACAGGAATAAGTCGTATAGTTTACCGGCAGCGTGGAATTTATGCTTTGAATGGAGAGGATTTAAGACTCTTCGGGCAGGCAGAAAGAACAGAAAGTGAGGCTATAGAAATTACGCGATTTATGCACATTGGACTACCAATAAAAATGGTAGTGATTAATGACACTCCGGATGTTAATGTTCCGGAAGATGTTAAAAAAATTGAAGGAAGGTTAAAATGCCAGGAGAACCAGCAGCAGTAATTCCGGGAACACTACCTATAGTGAAATCGGGGGAACCAGAACCAAAACCAGCAGAAAGTATTACAATGACACCAGCCGAACTTGAAGCCAGGCTATTGAGCGAAAGCGATAAACGGGTAAATCAAGCGTTGGCAACCAGTAAAGTTAAATGGGAAGCAGATCATGCAGCATTATTAGTAACTGAGAGAGCAGAGGCAAAAAGGCTTGCTCTTATGTCAGTTACCGAACGGGAAAAAGAACTTGAGAAGCAACGAGTCAGTCAATTGGACGACCGAGAAAACAAGCTCAACCGGCGGGATATCCAGATAACGGCAATTAATAAATTGGATGCTGAATCTTTACCCGTCAGCTTTGCCGAAATGTTAATTGGTAGTACAGAAGCAGAAACTTTAGTGAATGTTGATACATTCAAAAAATCTTGGCAAACAGCAATCGACGCCGAGGTCACCAAACGGTTGAAGGGTAAGACTCCCTTAACCGGAAATCTTCCCGGAGGTGGGGTAGATATGAACGCGCTAATTAGAGGCGCGGGGAGAAAATAATGAGTATTATAGCAGATGGCGGATATGGAGCCGATATAAAAGGGACAACTGAATACGACGCTTGGCCGTTGATCCCACAGACCGAAGCAGCTTCGATAACTTCGGGCATTACTGAGAAATCAGCAGCACTCGCACAGCTTACCAGATTACCGGATATGAGCAGCAGAACGCACAAAATGCCGGTTCTCGGAACTCTCGGTAATGCAGATTTCACCGGGGACGTTGTAACCGATAATTTGGTTATTGGCGCCGACCAGCAAATCGACGATGCCAGAATCTTGGCTCTCATGGGGACACCCTACGGATCAGGCGATCCGGGATCCGTTCCGAATGAGGATTTTCCAGGGCTGAAAAAGACCCATCAATTTGCATGGGAAAACGTGTTCATTGTTGCGGAACCAATCGCGATAATCCTCCCGGTACCGGAAGCAGTCTTGAATGATTCTTCCTATGATATGTGGGCTGAAATGCGGCCTCGTATTGTGGAAGCATTTGGAAAGCGTATTGATGAGGCGATAATTTGGGGACACAGAAGACCAACCACTTGGCCTACTGGAATCGTTCCGACCGCTATTAATCGCGGCCAGGTAGTTGCAGAGGGAGCTGGGGTTGATTTAGCTGCAGACTTTTCAGAGCTCATGGCAGTTCTGGAAGAGCAGGCTTACGATCCATCAGGGTTTATGTGTGCACCGTCAATCAAGGCCGACCTCCGAAACCTGAGAGACGACAACAACAATCCTATTTTTGTCCGGAGCCTTACCGAAGGATCCCAAGATTCTGTTTGGGGACTTCCCACGACTTACGTGAAAAACAACAGTTTTAACACAACTGCAGCACGGGGAATTTGTGGAGCAATGAGCGAGGCAAAATACGCGATCAGAAGCGATATTTCCTTTAAGATGTTTAAAGAAGGTGTAATCACCGACGACGACGGAAAGGTTATCATTAACCTGATGCAGCAAGACAGCGTAGCAATGCGGTTTGTCATGCGCCTTGGATGGGCAGTACCGAACCCAATTCACCAGCTCAGACCAGACAGGGGCGGATATCCCTTCTCAGTTTTAACCGCGTAATTATACTATTATGGGTAAGCTCAATATTAAACTTCTGGTGACCGATTGCG